CCACCCCGCACTCTTTCGAGAGGAGCAGTGTTGTAGATATATGATAACCGTATCGAAATACAGTTAGTCGTCCTGGAATAAGTTTTCATCTTTTAATAGTTGATCTATTCCCTAAGGACTTAGGCAAAACACAACTGGAAGAGGGTAATACCCTCACCTACCTCGGGTTATCCAAGAGCCGGCATACCTAATCAGTCTTAAGTCTTAACATTATTTAGCTCACGTTTATTTTAGTGATACTAAGTTAAGACCGTTTAACCGCCGTATGATCACCCCTTGACTTCTACGTTCGTATACTAAGATTATTCGTCTTAATAACCCTGCGTAGCGTTTATGTGATCTGGTTGGGCTTTAATCCCTCAACTAGTTACTCGGCAAAGATTGAGTCTAGTACGCCAGTGCTTTAAGGAGCCTTAGGTTCCAGATAGGTTTCTTCTAACTTTCCGCCAAGAACGCCATCGACGAAGCCACTCCCCTCCTCTGACGAAGTCAGTAGGACGAGGTGCCTCTCGCCGTATAGTAAGATCAGGTGCTAAACCCAAACCTTCTATATCTTTCTCCAGAGTTTCAATTCTGGTTACTAGAACAGCTAACCGATCTAAACTTAGATCGGCTTCTATCAAAGAAGTTAAGTCTGTTTCGAGTCCTCGTAGTTCACTATGTAGGTCAAAGAAAGAATCTCGATAGCAAAATTCTATCATACCCATCAAGGATCTAATTTGATCCTGTGATAAGGTTCCCGGGTCCCGGATTAACCAGATTGCATCTGGATACTTCCGTACCGCCCGAGGCCATAATGACCCTGAATACTTAGGGTCCCCAACAAATAAGAACCGAGGCAATTGCCAAGGTTCATACTTGGAGGTTCCATAATGAGCCCTAGTTCTATCTACCTCAACTAATTTAGTTAAGGCTTTCGCTCGAGGTAATAAATCAATTACTCTCTGACGAATAGACGCAGCTAGATCTTTAACCCAGATATCATCTGGATATTTAAAGTCTTGGCCACCAGAGGCCATCCAATTAAGGATGTCTCCTTTGAACCCAGGTCCTCCTGGACCGTAGTAACTAACTACGTATCCCTGAAGGCGACGAGGCAACACTGACCATGATTGGTTAATCCGTGAAACGGATCGGTAACCAAATCCCAAGAGAGTTAAACCTTGAGATAAGGTTAGTTGATACTTACGTACCAATTCCAACCACGCTGGCAATGAACCAGCAGCGGAAAGGACCTCAAGTAATGCCAACGGTCCTACGGAGAAACCCCCGTAGTAAACACGTTTAGCAAACTCGAGGACCCCTCGCCCTGAGGAATCATGAACAGATTTAGAAAGTTGGATTCCAACCCCTAAACCTGCCATAATTCTCAGGTAGGTATCGGCTACAAGCCGGTCAGCTATAACTATGTCATCTCCTAAGAGAGCATAGTCCTCAAACCAGTCATCACCAGAAACCCGCCCAGACAATGCTGCTGCCATCTGCACTATAGCATGATGGGTCATAGCAAGCATTGCCCAAGATGTTAGAGCACCCATAGGTTGCCCGACTGCGTAACGTACAAATCGATCACCTTCATAATCCAGGCTCATTGCCCGGGAAGGTAATACGTAGTTACGTCCTACCATTAGACTCATCCAAAGGTTAGCTCCATGAGCGGTTATCAACCGACTCAGGAGAGCCCCTTGGATCAGAATTGGTAATCGATCCGTGGCAGAGCTAAGATCCAAAGACCAAAAGCGTCTGTGCCCTTTAGACTGTAAAAGTTTAATAGGAGCAAGTTGATCGAATGTTCCATCTTGAGGGATTACCTTCAAGATCTCGAACAGGTAATCATGCAATGGCTTCATTGCCCATTGCGTGAAACAGTCTACCATAGCAAATACACGGATTTTACCCGCAGGTTCATCTTTTAAACCTAGTTTCCCAATATCAGTAGGCACATCACGTGCCTCCTCCGTTAATAACGAAGGCGCTACTTTACTAAATTCCTCCAACCAATTGAGGAACCTCGTATTTCGGGTCATTTGCAACCAATCTTTAAAGAAAGGGAGCAAATCTGACTTGGACCAAGCTAACGCTGTACGAATTATACCAAATGGTGACGTAGACAGATATAAATCATTCGTTGGTGTTGACCGCGGAATGAGAAAAGGTGAAACACGAAATCTAGATAGTAGGGAGAGGGGAGACTTAAGGTCATCCTCATCTACAGCTTGTAATTTAACAAGTTTTCTCCAGAACTGGCCAGAAAACCTGGACCAGTCCGGTAAGAACCCCGAAAGATCTTTACCAGAATCGGTAATTGAAGAAAACGATAGACGACCTGGAAACTCAATTACTCTATAAATAGAGAAGAGAGTAAACCAATATCGAATTATCAGGATATCTCCAGCTGCGATCCGTCTTCTATGAAGAACCGGAATCACAGTGGGGAGACCCAGCATCCCTCGTCTAACTCTAGGAGTTGTCGGAAAGGAATCGAGATCTCTTGCTATGGATTGAGCCAATGATGTATTCAGAGCTTTCAAGGTTATTACTAACCCTTTAAGACCCTGACATCGGCCCAGGGATGAGCACCAAGACATGTAACGGATAGCTGGTTTTACAAAACCAAGACGCATATATCCTAACCGTCCACGAACCTGAGCAATCAGGAACGTAAGGAACGGCCGACCTTGATTTCTCAAGATCATGGCACCAACAGCTGCTAATATATCTTCAAGTTGCGAACATATAAATAATTTTATTGTCACGCGTTGAATTTAAATTAACATCATTGGACTCGGTTTCCACTTGCGTGGGCCGCAGCCACCTTATTCAAGGAGACGGATGTTTCGTCTGAGGCTTCAAACTAACTATCCACAAGATGTACCAACATGGGTCACCTCGAGATCTAATACCTATAACAGTATTAGTCACGAGACCCATTAAGTATTGGTAAGGACCCCGCCTTTGGGCGACCTATCAATACTATACCCCCTCCACTTAAGGAGAAACCATAGCACGTAGTATCGCCGTATGGGCATTTCGTAATCGGAATACCGATCCTATCCTTCTCTACATCCATAGGAATTAGAGAGACCTCACATTTAAAACACTTAACATGGTCAAAATCAACCATCGAGAGTTAGGGTGTGAGCCTTTCCCAATGTTGTCCGCAACGGACATCAATTATACATATCAGTTATTTTAAACGGAATAATTACCGTAGGAGAACCTAGATCCGCGATGCTGAACTAACAGCTACGCTTCTTTCAGTCCTTTCTTAGGATTTTAAGAAGTTGAGTGCCAAGGCACT